ACCAGCTTCTAATATCTTAATATAGTTTCCTATTCCTCTCGAATCCATATTACACCTCCTAAGCTCCCCATTTAACTGCAGTTAATACCGCACCAGCAACGCTTCTTCGAAGAGCAAAGTCGTGTCTGGCAATCGCTCGGATAACCGTTTGGTCAAGAGAGAAAGCCGCTACTACGCTTGAACCATTATAGTAAGCCGCTTCCTCGGAAACTGCCAGCTCCACTAACGAAGATTCTCCAATAATTGCATCGGCAAAATCCACAAAGTAAATTTCAGATTCGTTTGCTCCAGTTCCTAAGTTACTCGGTATCTGAGAAGTAACAGCAAATGGGAAGTTTAATAAAGTTCCGCCCGCCATCTCATCCTTAAATGCATAATTACCATTCTCATCCATAACCGTAGTTAAGTAATATTTAGTTCTCGGAGACATTAACCACCCCGGACGTAAGAACCTAATATTATTCTCCTCTAAAGCTAATATTGCTTTTCCTAAATCAATTGCAACATTAGCTAAAGTAATAGTCCCGTTGGCAGGAATAATATTATCATCCGCAATCCAGTAACGTAGCCCTTTAGGAGTATCATTAGTTCCATCATCTCTAATAAATGCCGCATCCTCTCTCTGAGCCATAGCCGCTACCAAGTCATCTCTTACAATCGCATCCGCCTGAGGAGAAGAGAATCTAATTAAATCATTAGAAATAGGAACGAGAGTAGCCAGCTTCTTCCAAGTTAATTTTATCTGTCCGAATGCAGGTTGAGAAACTCCAATGTTACTCCCTTCCCCGATATATTCAGCCGTTGCTCCTCCAGTCATCGCAGGAATAGAGATGCTTCCTACCGGCATAGGAACGATTACCGGATTCATACTTCTAATTACCGAAAGAGGTCTTAGATATTCAATCAACTCGGTTGAATATTCCTCAGGCACTAAAAACCCGCCGCCTCCACCATCTACATCGGTAGAAGTAGTTAGAGCTTTAGCTATTTCCTCATCTCCCCATTGTTTCTTAGCAAAATGAGCCGCTTTCTCGGGGTCGCCTTTACCTGCCGCTAATGCTCTTATCATCCTTCCAATGTTCGGCTTCTCTTTTTTCACTTCTTTCCGTAAAAATAATTGCTCCATCCATTTCTGATTGTTCTCGTTTTGCTTCGCCATTATGTTTTCCCACTCAGAGCCTACAACCTCTTTTATTAAGCTTTGAAGTTCTTCTTTAGTCATTATTTTCACCTCTTAATCAAGTTTTCCAGTTAATTTACGTAATTCACTCGATACTACTGTTTTAATTGCATCCCTTAAATCTTCTGCATCAAAATTGAGTTCATCAGGTTTATCCTCTTCTTTATAATCAATAGTATCAAGGTCTATCTCATCTACCTCAGTCATTTGAAGTAGTTCTTCCAGAGCACTGATTGCCTCTTTCATCTCTTTAACACAGGAAGATATTAAATTCCTGTTTTTCTCGCTTAATACTCTTCCCGCTTTCTCCTCTATAAATATTACTGCTTTAGTTAAATCTTCGTGGTCATCTAACCAAGCTTGAGCATCACTTTCATTAGGAAAAACCTCTTTATCAAAGATAATCGATTGAACCGTCATTGGTCCATCCTCGCCATCCGATTTTAGTTTTCCCATCACAATACTTACCCCGGTATCGATTTCCTTAGTTCTAAAACTATCCTCGATAAACAACTCCGGGTCTCTTACTCGATATCTCCACGTATTTTCAGTTTCGTCAAAATCGGGTTTGGTAACTATTTTTTCTTCTGGTTTTTCTGTTTCATTAACCTCTTCTTCTGTTTCTCCAGATTCATTAACTATAATCGTTTTATTGTTTACTATCTTATACACTTTTTCCAAAGTTTTCTTAGGAATCCAAACTCCCTCATCCCAAGTATCTAAAACTCGTTCCGCCCAATCCTTAAGAGGCAATAAGTCAATTCCAGCCGATTTTGCCGAGATTAAAGCTTCCGGATTCGCCGGAACGGGAACGCAAGAATATTCTAACAGTTCTTGAGTAACATAGTCTACCCCTCCTCGCTCCTCATTCATTATATACTCCTGAGGGTAAAAACCAACTGAGGTAGCATTTAGAAACCCATCCCGATATAATTGATAAACCATATAACCAAACGGATTAATTTCCCGAGGAGTAAACTCGCATTTAGACTTCAACATATTATTTTCTTTCCATACTGCTAAAGATTTAGCAACAGGAGGCTCATCATAGCAATGAGCCCACAAAACAACGGGATTTTTCATATAGTTATCTAATTTCCACCCTTCAACATTTACTATATCATTTGCTCTATCAATTACAGGGGTAGAAATTGTAAACTCTATTATTCTATCCTCATCTAACTGCTTCTCAATATAAAATCCTTTTCTAACACCAAAATTCTTAACATCTTTCCCGCTTTTAAGCATCTTATAAAATTCAATATCAGGAATGAAAGTTATTTCCATTTTTTCACCTCGTAATTGGAATTTCACTACAACGGCAAGAAGGGTGAATGGAATCAACATTTTCTAAATATTCCTCAACGGTCATTTCTTGCCCGTGTAATCTTAAACACTCTTCACAAGTTCGCTCATCCAAAGCCGCCCACCACTGAACCATTTCTATTCCTGCCTGCTCATAAACTTCTCCGTTCCCGTGCCGATAGGCAGTTAATGTTTCAGTTCGAGCTATATTCTCAGCTCGCCAACCCTTCGCCTCGCTAAACACTTCCGAAACTCTATTAGCTAATTTCGATATTCCTTCCCCCGCCTTAATTCCCTCATCTAATGTAGCCCTTAACTTTTCAATAGTAACATCGTTTATATCCTTTATTAAATCTAATCTATTGCCTACCCATTTTTGAAGATGAGGATTATAAACATTAAATAAAGAATAATCAAATCCAATCAGTTCAGCCGTATCTCGAGCACCGTCTTTAACTACTTCAATAATTAACGGTTTTGCCAGCTCGTTTAACATTTTATTATATTCATCTTTATCAAATAAAACTTCCTCTGTTCCTATCTTTTGTTTTCTTAGTTTATCCATCACCTCGTCTTGCTGTTTTTGGAAGTATTTCTTTAATTCCCTTTTCCACTGATTTTCTCTTTTAAGCCAAAGATTTACGCTACTATCCCATCTCTTTATTTGCTCTTCCTCTCCCCACAAAGAAGATTTAATTGATTTATAACTCAATGTTTCAGTAGCTTGCCCTCGTGTTTCTAAGAGAGCCATAGGCGTTAATCGAGCATCTCCTTTATCATCAGGAAGAGGTTCTTTACCCATCATTTCTCTCCATTCATTAATTGTCAAAGCCCAAGAAGCCGATTGAGCCGCCCTTAATTGATATTCCTTATCCTCAGCCACAGGAGAAACATAATCAACAATGATTCGCTCGTCGAAATCAGGAACTAAATACATTTGCAAGCATTCTCGTATCGTTTCTAATCGAGGGATTAAACAGTTAACGGTATAGATATAGCTCGCCGCATCAATAGTTGCTCGATTCGAATTTTCCACAATCCCCATAATCTCAGGAGGAACGCCAAAAACTTGGATGATTAAATCCCTCTCATATTTCCTTAATGAGATTAATTCCATATCTGAGAAGCTCTGAGATAGTTCTTTAACATCTACTCTTCGAGAAAGAAAGAGTGGTTTATAAGCATTCCAAAATCCTTTAGATTCAGACAGCCATCTTTGCTCTAATCTTTCAGTATCTGTAGGAGTTAAATTATCTCCTGAAATAAGTAAATCTGGTCTCGCCCGGTTATAGAACCAAGTCTTAGTATGTTTAGCCGCTAATTCATCAGTTGCTAATTCATCCCCTAATGCCATCCCGATTCCCGAGCCTCTTGCATAAGGATTTTCCGGGTCTGGCTCTTTGAACCATATAACTTCCGTAGCCGGTATTTCAGTAGTTATGCTCCCCAACCGCACAGAAAAGAATGGTTTATTATGAGTGGGAATATCCACCACATCGGTCGGAGGCACAGGCCAAAGCTCAATTGGCATTCCTAAATTATTCCTTTCCTTTATCCAAAACGCCTCTCCTACCGAATCTAAATATATTTGAGTTAGTTGCCGCATAAAAGCCCCAGTCATGTAAGAGTTACAATTATTTAATAAATCCAGTAAGGGATGTTCCTCTATCTCTTCAAGCTCTACCGCTTTCTTCTTATATAATTTAATCTTTTCACTATGAGAGGCATGCTGAATTTTAGATACTTTTACTGCCTTCCCCTGCTCTCTCACTACATATAATTCCCAAGAAACTGAAGCAATTGACTTAGCAATCTTATTGACAACCGCCCTGAACCAAGGCATATCTTTATAAGAACGAATTATGTCCGCCGTTCCCTTCCGGGGAGGAGATGAAGAAAAAGATAAAACCTTTGCCAAAAATCCAGATTCTTCTTTTTGTTTTCTTCGAAATATGTTCATATCATCACCACATCAATATTTCTGTTTGTTTGTGAATTGAAGCCAAAGCATATCTCATAGCATCCATTGCGTGGTCATTAAACTTTACCGGTTCTTCTAATATCCTACCCTCTTTATCCTCTTTCCATTTATAAGAACGAATCTCTTTTATAAGGTTAACTGAATCCTCCAAAATATGCATTTTATATTGCTTAACCCTATTAATCCCAAATGAAACATCCTTTTCTGAAGAATAAATATTAAATCCAGCTTGATAAATCTCTTTAATCCTTTGAGGTTCTGCACTATCAGCATAAATTGAAACATTCCTATCTATTTTCTCTTTCAATAAATCTATTAGTTCCGCATTCGTAAGATGAGATTGATAAATTATCTCTCTTACCCAGATATCATTTTCTTTAATCCTAATCTCTAATAAAGCAGTAGGATTAACATATCCAAAATCTAAACCATATATTATCTCATCAGGATTCTCTGGCATTCTATCCACTACATCCCAGTTCGAATAAATTAAGTTCTGTAATACTCCCCATTCACCAAGTGCATAAATCCTGTAGTAGTTCTCATCTATGTCAGCCAGCCCCTCTAACTGCTCAATATATTCATCCGGTAAGAATGGGTTCATTTTATAATTACTTTGTAAACTTGCAGTATCTATCCCCGGAGTATCTAATATTTGAGTTCTTATCCAGTGAAATTGGTCAATAGGATTTAAGGTCATTATCAATTGATTTTTAAGTTCATTCTTTCTTCTCAGTCTTAATCTTAATTGTAAATAATCTTGATGAGTTAATTCAGTTGCTTCCTCAGCCCAAACATAATTAAACTCCGAGCTCTTAATCTTTTCCGGGTTATCTAAAGACTTAAATAAAATCTGGTTATCCCCTATCCACATTTCCGATACAGACTTATTAAACTACTTATTAAACTCATAGGGAATCTCATATTCGCTCAATAAATCTTTTACTAACTGTAAGCAGCTCATCCGTAAAGC